CGCCCCTCGGCGGTTCCCCAGATGCAGTGCACACCACTGTGTGTAAACCTTACACACAGAATTCCAGAGGAGTTTCATCATGTCCGAAGCAGTCATCCGTCAACGCAGGTATCCCCAAAAGGGTATCCCGCTAAAAGGCGAGTCGTGGTGGGAGTACTTTGGCAGTATCTACAGCCATCGTACTGAACACCTTGATTGCTTCGGAACACAGCGAACTGTGTCGGAAGGGAATCAGGTCGGCCTACTAGGCCATACTGATGAGGACATCGGCTCGGATTTTATTACTACCAAGGTCGAAATTCTAAACCCTGGTCGGAACATTTCCGTTAGAGCCGGTAGCTTCAACGATACCTACAAAGGTCACGCTGGAGCTGTCCCCCCCACTGAGAGCTGGTTTCCGCCTGATCTCGCGAGTTCTAAATCGGACTTGCGTGCACTAGGTGCGACTGCGATCAGTTTGGTGTCCCCGGCGAGCCCACATGCCAACGTTTTAACCTCGTTGGGTGAGCTGCGTAAAGAGGGTCTTCCCTCGATACCTGGTTCTTCCACTTGGCGAGAACGAGCTAGCGCCGCTCGCGGCGCTGGCTCTGAGTATCTCAATGCTCAGTTTGGATGGGTTCCCCTTGTCTCAGAAGTGAGAGCCATGGCTGACGCCAACCGCAAGGCTGGTGAATACGTCAAGCAATTGCTCAGAGACAACGGTCGCAACGTCAGACGACGTTACGACTTTCCGCATGATAAGAGCACAACCGTAGAGACTCTCCAATCCGGAAACGGAGCGGGGATCCCCTATACGGTACTCCCAACCGCGACGGCCCATTATACAGGGTTCTCGCAATCGGGTGTGCTCAGGCGTGAGAGGGAAGTGGAGAAGCGACGCTGGTTTTCCGGCGCGTTCACCTACTATATTCCCATGGGAGAGAACAATATCTCCCGTGCCATTCGATCTCTTCAGTTAGCCAACCACCTTTACGGTGTTGCGTTGACCCCGGAGGTCTTGTGGAATCTCACACCATGGAGCTGGGCCACAGATTGGTTTGCGAACACGGGCGATATTCTTGCCAATGCTAGCAACGCCATGATGTACGGCCAGATCTTGCGGTACGGTTATGTGATGGAAACAACAATCACGACCGATACCTACACTCGTGAGTGCCCTGATTTTATGGGCGGCGAGGTATTTCATACCGTTCTGCGACGTACAACGAAGCAGCGGGTGAAAGCAAGTCCCTTTGGATTCGGGATTGACTGGGATGGCTTTGACGCCTACCAGCTCTCGATTCTGGCTGCCTTGGGTATTACCCGAGGCAAGCGCTGATCATGGATTACACAACCAGTGTAGTCCCCCATTGAAACAAGGAGAATACTGTGGCATTTTCTGACCCGCAGAGCGTGACGGTTGCTACCGTTGCTAACACTCTGCCTCGCACGAGTTCTGGTACCGACTCCGGCGTCTTTTCCAAGGACGACGGGTCGCTGGTTCTCTCGGTGCGCCACCGTTATGGTCGGCGTACGCGACGGGAGTTCCGACTCCAGCACTCAAAGGTTGCACCTGACCCTCTGATCAGTGCCCAGAACATCAAGCACTCCATGACGGTTTACTTCGCCGTGGATACGCCTGTGACTGGCTACACTGTACAGGAGGCAAAGGAAGTGGGAGATGCATTGGTTGCATACCTCACTGCCTCGTCCGGTGCGCGCCTCACCCAGCTTCTGGGTGGCGAGAACTGAGGGCAAAATAGACCCCTCAGTAGGATGCTACAGGCAGGATTGTCGACCCCCTACTAGGAGGCAACATGAAAAGCCTGTTGAATCTCTGGAAAACGCTGGCCGAAGAACTGGCCAGCTGGTGTGGTGTCTGCATCGACCGCGACTTTGAAACTGTCGCGGCTCGGTCGAATCACGAGGGTATGTCGTTTCTGACGATTACTCTCGCGGACTTCGCCAAGGATTTTCATACGTCCCTGGAAAACGAAGCCGTTACTCCGTCTTGCTTCCTAAGTTTCCGGAAGCGAGGAGAGCTCCCCCTATTTCTAGGAGGTTTTCTCGAGCGTGTATTCGACCGTGAGACTGGTGTGTTGCTTCTGCACCCCTCGACCGACGCCATCTTTGCAATCCGACAGCTTACAATGCTGTTCGCGAAAGTGGAGATGGAGACGACCCCAAAAAGGACCCGTCTTGCGTTCAAGAGGTACGTAGAAGTTGAGCAGGAACTTGCAGAGATGGACTGGTCTGGAGTCGATTTTTCTGACTTTGACCGTTTTGCATCCATCTTGCTGGGGGACATCTTCGATCACGTCAACTTAGGAGTTGATCGCTTTGAAGTCATCCCAAACCACGGCCCTGGTGCAACAGCTGACGGTGTTGTCGGTAACGACAAGTTTCACCTACGTAGCTGGAACACCCGAATGGACACCGTGTTCCCTTATGGGGAGTACGGTATTCCTTCATCTCGGTTCTATCAAGAAATCGAGAAGGTGCAGTTCCTGGATCCTGAAGCCGAGGTGCCCGTCAAGGTTACCTCAGTTCCTAAAACGCTGAAGACTCCTCGCATCATTGCCGAAGAACCTGCGCACGTCCAATACGTGCAACAGGGGCTCTGGCGGTTGATTTTGGAAGGTCACACCCGTCATCCGATTACTCGGCATATGGTGGGCTTCGACGATCAAGACGTCAACAGACGTCTTGCTTGCGTATCGTCGATGGACCAATCACTCGCTACGCTCGACCTGAGCGATGCAAGTGATAGAGTCTCCAACGTGCTCGTGGAGCGCTTGAGTAGAAGGTATCCCTCCGCGCAGGAGGCGATACGCGCTGCTCGAAGCACCCGGGCAAGTGTGCCTGGTCAGGGAGAAATAACCTTGACCAAGTTCGCGTCTATGGGATCGGCGTTGTGTTTTCCTATGGAGGCCTTTACCTTTCTGGTGTTGGTTTTCGTGGGGATTCAGCGCGCCTCAGCACATCAGTTGACCTATTCAGACGTTCTACGTCTGGTGGGTCAAGTGCGCGTCTATGGGGATGATATAATCGTCCCTGTAGACTACGCCACCTCGGTGATTGAGACACTCGAAGCCTTCGGGCTTAGAGTGAATCGACACAAGTCTTTCGTGAATGGGAAATTCCGAGAGTCCTGTGGTGGAGACTACTATGCAGGAGTGGACGTAACACCTGTCCGCTTCCGCCAATTGTGGCCTTCCTCACCGAAGCATGCTCAGGAGATCATCTCGCTCGTCA